TGAGCGGGACGGGGTGCGGGTTGTCCGCTGTCCTGAAGAATATAACCCCGCTGTTAGTTGTATAAATTGCGGGGGTGCTAAATCTCCAATGTGCGCCCGCCCAGATAGAAATTTTATTATCGGGTTTACCGCCCATGGCAACCAAAAGGGAAAAATTAACAAGGGGGAACGTGGGGGCTGTTATGCTACTGGCGGGAATGTAAATATACATTGGGAACGATTAGCAAAAAAACAGCAACACAAAACAGATGCGGAAGTATTGCGCGAATTTATAAAAACTATTCCGCCCCGTCGAATTTTAAGGCATCACATAGCGGGAGATATTGGCAAGCAATAAGCCCGCCCCATAGCCCCGATTTAAAGCCCGTTAACGCGGGCTTTTTTTTATTCGGTTGTTTTTATCTTATTTTTTCTTATACTGGCTAAGGCGGGCAATTAAGCCCGTTTATAACTACAAGGAAAAACTATGAAAACACGTTTTGAAAAGAAATTAATTGAGCAAGGTTTCGCGGACACCCGCGCCCCGTCATTAGATGAAGCCCTAACAAGTTTACATAGCGCAATATGTAAACTGGACAGCTTTAACATTCGATTGTTGCGGGAGCTGTACCCCGAAGCAATACCCTTGGCGCGGAAGTTTGTTAAAGTTTACCCTATTGATAATCAACTTAATTGCAAAATTTACGGGAGGTAAAATATTATGACTAACTTATCAAAACCACACAGAGAGCGCGGAGCTGTAAGACAGCGCAACAATAGTTTAAGAGAAGCGATTAAATTTAATATTGATTTTGCTTTGACTATGCAAGCTTGCGGGCGTGAAGAATTAGCGGAAAAACGTTTTAAACTTTTTATGGAGCTTGTGAACCATATTCCCGATGATTTAATAATCAAAATTGATCCTACTGGGAGCGATCATAAATTAATCAACTAAGCCCCGCAACAGCTCACACTAAGCCCGCTTAACGCGGGCTTTTTTTTGTCCGCTATTTTAGAGTTAACTCCGCAACGGCCCGCCGTCCGCCGTCGATCCTAAACGTACCGCCCGCCGTAGAGCAGCTGCTCCACAGCTCCCGCCCCGTGCCAGCCGTCCAAGATCCGCCCGTCGTGATCCACGGGAACTGGTCCCCGATCCGCGGACCGCGTACCCCGTGTTGAGTAGTTTTATTTTCGCTAGGGTCCCCCGAATATCGGGTCAAGTTGCGGGGGCCGAGAACCAAAAAAAGCGCCCCAGAAACCGCGCCCGCGGGCTGTCGGCACTAGTGCATGGGCCATGTTTTTCACGAATAATTATCAGAAAAATCGTATGAATGTTTCACGTGAAACATTGCCTAAATATTGTGCAGAAAAAAGGTTCTTGTTAACTGCCTAAAAAACGTGCATATTATTCGTGTTTATTAACCATCAACCGAGGTCCGAGAATGAGGAAGCGAAAACTAGGCAAAGCGGGGATACGTTACGAGACACGTGGTCGAAAACCCGCCACCATAAAAACCCCTTTGACACGAAAGCAAGAACTGTTTGTCCGCGAGCTCGTTAGCCGCGATGGGCAGGTCACGTTACGCGAAGCCGCAGAGAATGCCGGGTACAGTGCAACGAGTGCGCACACACGCGCCTATGAGTTAACGAACCCGAATATATCGCCGCACGTTGTTCATGCGATCAAAGAATATCGTCGGGCTCTGGATGAAAAGTATAGTATTACCTTTTCGCGACACGTGAGGGACTTGCAGCGTATCCGGGACGAGGCATTACAGAACGGAGCCTACTCGGCGGCTGTGCAGGCGGAGTATCGACGCGGTCAGGCGCAGGGCGATATATATGTTAATAAATCAGAGATACGACACGGGAGCATAGACAGTATGTCTAAGGAAGAAGTTATGA